GTCAAGTGGTATAACAATCAAATGGCAGTAAAAAGATTAATGGCATCATTTTACGGCATTGTTGCCTTTCAAGGATTTGGTTGGGCTGATGTAGATTTAGCCGCTAGTATTACTGCTAGTGCAAGAGAAGCAATTCGTTTAGCCGCATTTAAAGCAAAGGAGATGGAATAAATGGGAAAAAGGTCAATACCAATAAAAAAAACGATATACAATTATTGGGGAAAAAGCCCACTAAAATCAGTTTTAAACGAGCAAGCGTTTGATGGAAATAACAATAGATGTATGGCTTGTGGTGCAGAAGCAAATATAGACCGAGCGCATATTGTTTCTCGATTTTATGGAGGTTCAAACAATCCATCAAATATCCATTGTTTGTGTCAAATTTGTCATAAATTAAGTGAAAATTTAGAAGGACATGATTATTGGTTATGGGTTGCCTTAAAATCAAAATTGTTTTCTTATGGAACAGATATGACATATGAAATGGATTATAAATCATCAAAAGACAAAACTCTTGTTCCGTATTATACGGAATTTGAATATCCTATTAAACTAAAGAAGTATTATAGAGAATATACACAACTATCTTTGCTTGAAGGGTGGACGGGAAGAAGTGCTTTATGTTACCTATATCTAGCAAGATGCTTGCCTAATGAATTGGATATAAGTTATCCTAACTTATCAGATATAGAAGAAGTTTTAGAATATAATTCAGAATTACATGATTATATTACTGTTATTAAAAAAGCAGAAGAGGTGATAAAATGGCAAGAAGTGCAGGAAATTATAGAATAAAAAAGAAGTTACTTGAGTCGTTAAAACAACTTGAAAATCCCGATGAATTTCAGATTAGGGAAATAATCTCTTTTTATGAAAGAGAGCATGGGAGAACTTATAAAGTGAGCCGTTTAACATCGCTCTTGAAGCCATATGCTTTTCCTGTTGGAAATAGGTCGAGAACTAGTCATTGGACAGTAAAAGAAAAATGGAGGCATATTTATGAAGAAGAAAATTGTAACAATTGAAGTATCTTATGATACAGAAGAAACATGGAATATTACTTTACAAGAAGTAAAGGAACTATTTCAGATGATGAACAATCTCAAGAGAAATGCCATTATAGTAAAGATAAGTGATTTATATGATGATGGACAGAACGAATGAGTTATTAGAAGAATTGCTGGCTATGATAGCAAAATCAAATAAGATATTGATGATGGTAAATATCGTGAACATAGCAACCATTATAACAATAATTACGGTGGTAATATGAGCAAAGAAATTAAAGAATTAAAAGCAGAGATAGCAAATTTGAAGCAAACAGTAAAGAGGCTTGAGAATGAAATAGGCCAACTTTACGAAGAGAATGTAACATTCGCAGACTTGGTTAAGGATATTAAAACTATCAAGCAGGAATTGATGAAATATACTGATGGTAAGATTTATTTCGAAAACTCTTGGTGATACTATGAAAGTAGTTTACGGGCATACAGATTCAATCTATGTTCAGATTGAATCTATTGAAAAGGCTGAATCAGCAATCAAAGAAATTGAAGATTCAGTTCGTGAACACTTCCCTAATGTATTAAATCTTGAACAGCATCCAGTTGTTCTTGAGTTTGAAAAGTATTATTCTGCATTAGGTGTTGGAACAACAAAGAATCGAAATGCGGGTTTAGTTTCATGGGAAGATGGAGTTTGGCTCGATGAGCCAAAATTTACAATGACAGGTTTTACTGCAAAACGTGTTAGTGAAACAAAACTTGCTAAAGATGTTCAAACAACTGTATTGAAGATGTGGGTCGGACAAAAGACAATGGGAGAAATAAACAAGTATCTTTCTGACAAATATAATGAAGTTATGGAAGGTAAAGTGAATACTTCTGACATTGTAAAACGTAGCCGTCTAAGAGAAGATAGAATTATTCTTAAATGTCCAGAATGTAAGAAAAAACACCACTTAAAAGAATGTATTAAAATTAAATGGTGTGATAAATGTGGAACAGAAACAGAAAGGTTTGTAACATCTACTTACAAAAGACCTGCAATTGGTTCAGGTATTGCAGGTATTCTTTACGCTTGGGAAAAATTAGATATGACCTTCGATGATTCTTATTTATATCTTAAGGTTAAAGACGTATATAGCACATATACACATCCTTTGACGAAGGAACAAAGAGAAGTAGAATATGTATCTGCAACAACGTATGATGAATGTGAAAGATACACGCCCGACTACAAACATTATGCAGAACAAATAATCAAAAAGGCTGAACCAATTTATCGAGCGATGAATTGGGATGTGTCCTCAATAAGAACAGGAAAGATACAAATGAAATTAGACGAATGGTGGTAAAATGAACAATGACGAAAGATATAATGCGGTGATTTCTTCGATGAGAGAATATACTTATCAATGGAATCACGAAAATTATGATGACCCCTCTATGCCTATCTTGAAAATAACTAAGTCTTCTTTGGGAACTTTTGATTGGTGTCCAAAGAAATACGACTTTTCTTATGTTCAACGGTTGCCTCAAGACCAAACCGAAGCGATGCTTAAGGGAACGGTTCTTCATAATCATAGAGAGAAGTTCTTTGATGACTTTGATGTTAAGAAAGCCGAGAAAATGAACAATAGTGAAATCCTAGAATATTGCACAGGATTAATGCCTGTTGATGAATACTATGATATTTCATTGACTGTTGCTTCTCTTGAAGCACAACGATTTATTGAAGCAAAGGCAGAAGATAAAGTCCATGAATATCTACCTGTTTGTAATGAAGGAAAGTTTGATGCAGAAATTACAATCCCTGCAAACATCAATCCTAAGTTTCCTTTACAAAGAGATTATGTAATTCATATTCAAGGAATCATTGACCGTATTTTTAAAGAAAACGGTGGTCTTGTTCCTTTTGAATATAAGACAGGTGCATGGAAAGATTACAAGAGAACTTCAATGAGAAAAGAAATGGCATTTTATGAATTACTTATCGAGAATGCAACAGATGAAGTTATGATTAAGAATGGTCTTGACCCTAATGATAAAGTAACACATTGGGGTTGGTATTATCCAGCATCGAACTACATTTATGCAGAAGAAAGAAAGAAAAGGTCTATGACTTCTGTAATGAATAATATTGCTAAGTTAATTCATCACTATGAAAGACAACAATTTCCTGCTAAGTTCTTTTACAAGACTTGCGCTCATTGCTCTTACTTTGGTATTTGCGATGCGGCACAGGATGATTCGTGGGTGTGATAATATGAGAAAAATATTAGTTGCAAGAGATAAGATTGTAGAATATAAAATCGAACTAAAGGATTTGTATGACCAAATTAAGTTTAATTACCAACCGCCTTTATCGTTTAGTGATTTTCTTATTATGAAAATAATGACTATGGAGGCAGAAAATGAAAGAAGTAATTGAATTGAAAGTAAAAGCAAAGTCGTGGACTTTTAATGAGATTTCAAATCTTAATTCTTCTATTGAACAATTAGCAACTGAATTGTATTCAGAGATGAATCTAATTGAAAGGTTCGGAATGGTAAAGGAAACAAAAATCAATGATACAATGGTTGGTTCTTATTATCCAGATGTATTGAAAGAATTATGCATGACTCATTTAAGAGCAGAAGTAGCAGGAACAATTAGAAATATGTTAGACAAAGCAACAGTAAATTTTGGAGGAATAAATAATGAAATTTCCGAGAGCAGTTTGGGCGGGAAGCCACATAAAGAACGCACCACAAATGAAAAGAAAAGTAGTTCTAACGAAGAATGATTACATTAATTTTGTAAAAGTTCAAAATAACAGAACAAATGTATATACAACTGTATATGATTTTGAGCATTTTAGTGAAACTGCACAGATTGATTCATCTGTAATACTAAACAGAATATTTTTAGATTTTGATGGACATGACGGCGACCTTAAAAATGCATATAGAGACATTAAGGTAATAATGGATTGGGTAATAGAACAAAATATTAGCCATACTTTGTTTTTTTCTGGGAGAGGATTTCATTTGTTCTTAGATGGAGAAAGAACGGATAGTATCAGAAACATTCAAGCATATTTTAAGGAGATAAAGAATATGCTTATTGAAAAGGTTGGTATTGAAAATACTTTAGATGATAGAGTAGGACAACAGACTCGTTTAAGGCGAGTTCCAAATACTGTTAATATGTCATCTTCTGATAAAAATGGAAATGCTCTTTTCTGCATTCCTTTGTTTTATGATGACCTTTCTTTAAGTCTTGATGAATTGATTGTATTAGCATCCAAACCAAGAAGTATTCCTTTCAGAAAGGTGGGCAATATCAAGGTTAAGTTTCCCGAACAACCCCCCATAGATGAAGTAGAAGGCGAAGTTTCCGTTCCGAAGTATGATGGAAAACTCCCATTATTGCCATGTCTGCACAATGCTATAATGACGGAGAATCCTTCGCATATGGCGAGAGCATATCTTGTTTCATGGTATAGAGATTTATTAACTCTTAGAACGAATCTAAATTCTTTAGAAGAAAAGAACAAAGTTCTCAATATGATTGTATCTGAAATTAAAACTTCTTTCGGAGAAAGAGACGATGTATGGTTAGATTGGGATGAAAGCGAAACTCGCAAACACGCAAGATTTACAGTAAATGGTAATTATAAAACACCGTTCTGTAATAAGTTAATATCGGAAGGATATTGTGTAGGTAAATGTTGGAGGTTTCCAGATGTTAATAATTGATAGTAGAGAAAAAGAAGGTTCAAGATTAGTAAAGTTAGTCGAAGATAAAGCACGAAAATTAAATATAAAGACAGAAAAGAAATGGTTAGAAATAGGAGATTATGTATATGATAATGTTTGTTTTGAAGCGAAGTCCGTTGAAGATTTTATTGGTTCTGTAATGTCAAAAAGATTATGGACACAATTAGATAATATGGATAGACACTATCAAACAAATGTTGTTATTATATATGGAGATTTAGAAGAAGGAATATGGAAAATCATTGAACACTCAAAAAGCACACTACCAGTAAAATCAAGATTAATCATGTTAAGAAATAAATTTTTAGGAGCATTAGGAAGAATAACATTAGATATGGATGCAAAGCCATTTTGGGTTCATAGCGAAGAAGAAGCATCAGACATTATTACCGCAGTATGTAAAATGCAACCAGTTAAAAGAGAAAATATAAGACCACAAATATTTAAAAGAATAAGCACCGACGATTTAAGGTTAGATATTTTAACAAGTATAAAAGGCGTATCCTATAAAAAAGCAAAACTATTAATAGATAGTTTTGGGTCTGTTATGGAAATAGGGGAACAAACTAGTTTTGAAATTCAAAAACTAGAGGGGTTTGGAAAAACACTAGCAGACAGAATACTTAATGTATTAAATTCAGAAGATAAGGTGAAAATATGAATGAAGAAGAAATTAACGAAGAAATGCTTGAAGAAGTATTTGAAGATAGAAGAACAATGTCAGAATCATTACCTGCAATTGTAAGGGAGTTTCAGAAATCAGCAACAGAAGTATCACACTATAATGATGTTCCTGCCGCTATTTCTTTCTTTACTATCTTAGGTCAAGTTTCAAAAGACTTTGTGCAAATACCAAAGGGTAGAAATGTATCAGATAGTAGAATCCACTTTTGTTGGATTCAAACATCTGGAACTGGTAAATCAACTCTTTATAACTTTGTAGGGCCGATTGCTAAATCAGTCTTTAAGAAGATAAATGAAACTCAAGCACACCCTAGAGCAGTAAGGAATGATATTGCAATACCAAAAAACTTTGATACCTTTTCATTGGTTGATTATACAGATGCATCTCTTATTGGTTATTATAAGAAAGTATTTGATGAAGACGGTAATGATGATTGGGAAAGAATTGCAGGGGCTTTAGAAGGAAGTGGTTTGGCTCATTGGGATGAGTTTGAATATTCTGGAGTATTTAAGGCAACACAACACAAAGAAAGTTCCATTGTATATTTGAATACTCTAATGAATACCTTAGCAGGTGAATCATGGATTATTACAAAGAAACTCAAGGAAGGTGATGTAATGGAATGTTTCTGTGAACGCTCGGTAATGGCGATGACATATCCTCCAAAGAACTTAGAGGATGTAATGGCTGAAAAAGGTGTGCTTCAAAGAATGTTGGTGTTTGTTTGGGGAGTAGATGATAAGACTCAAGACACAATGAGAAGAGAACAAATAGCATTAGCAGGTAAATATGTTGAAGTTAATCAACCTATTGAAAGATTTGCCAATGCTATATTTAACATCTATTCGACAGTAAAGGAACGATATGAAGAAGTAGGGCGTAATCCTTTAGATACAATGACGTATTCTAAAGAGTTTAATGACGCTTTGCTTTTTGAATATGAAAATATGCATGAGTTTATTCAAAGCAAGCGTAAAGAAGTAAAAGAGATTGCAGGGAACTTTACTACTAGATTAATGGAAACATTGATGAAGTTAAGCGTATTATGTTCTATTGCACAAAGTCCTTCAATTAAGGATAAAAGCAAGCGATTCATTGTAACAGGTAATAATGTCCGTCAAGCATCAGCAATTGTCCGACAATGCTATAAGTCATTGGTGGATTGGCTAACTGATAGCCTCCGAGTTCGACGCAAGACTCTTGAGGAAAAGAGCATGATTCCATCTTTTATTAAGGTATTCTTAGAAATGGAGAAAGACGAAGAAGGTTTTGTAAGTAAGAAATTATACCTTGATAGAGTTCAAAAAGAAACAAAAAAGAGCCAACCTAGTATTTACAACTATTACAAAACAATTTCTCATAAGTTTGAAGAAGATAAGGTTGGTCGTTCAGTATTTGTAAAATATAAAGGAGATGAAAAAGAATGAAGTGGGAAAACACATACCTTGTTTTTGAGGTAGCAAAAGGGCCAAAAGTAATTATTGAATCTTTAGATACATATGGTGCTGATGGTTGGGAATGTTGTTCTATGCTAACAGTAGCAGGAAACAACATTGTTTGCTTCTTAAAGAGAAGGACGGATGTTGAAGAAGATAAAGGCGATGATGAACAAAAGAAGATTTCTAAACTTTGGCAACAGGAATGATAACTATGTCTGTAATGGCTATTGACTTAGAAACCAAGAATATGTCTTATGACATTGGTGGATTTGGAAATACTCATATGTTTCAAGTATCAACAGTTGCTACATGGGATGGAAATAATGGAACTGTTTATGTTGATGAACCTGTTGATTCTTTTGCTAAATCGGGTCATGTAATTAAATCCATTAGAGAATTAAAATATGACTTAGATGAACATTTGCAAAAGGGCGGATTATTACTAGGACATAATATTGCTTCATTTGATTTACCAATTCTTAGAGATTCGTTAGATATATTTTGCATCAACAAATATCTTGATGAAAAGAAGTATATTGATACGAGTAGAATCTTAAATAAAGAACATGGTGAGAGATTTCAACTGAGTAATTTAGTTAAATGCACTATGGATGATTCTAAACTTATGGATAGTGCTGATGCACCTAAATTATGGAAGATGGGTAGGTATGATGAAGTAGTAGAGTATTGTATGAAAGATACTCAACTAGTGTATGACTTATGGAAGTATGGACAGGACAATGGTTTAGTTAAAGCATTTTCTGTTGAACAGGAACAATTTGTTGAATTGGGAGTTGATTGGTAATGGAAGGCTGGGATTGGTTCTTTCTTCTTGTTTTCTTAACAGTTCTCTTATTGCTCTTTTTCGCTGCATTTGGTGGAACAAATATCACCGATGACAGTGTTGAAGATTATATGAGAAGATTGATGAGAAACAAGGAAGGCGAACAATGAGTTTAAAACAAACTTGTCGTTATTGTGGTGAAAACACATTAGCGAAGCGTTTAGTCGGATTCTATGTAGGTTCGACTGAACAAGTTAAACTTTGGGAATGTAGGTCTTGTTATAAGATTTGGTCAGTAAAGACGCATTAAGGGGCGAGGTAACTTTAGGGTTGCCTCGCCCCGCTTTTTTTTGGATTTTTATATGTCGTCTAGGGTTGCTAACCATGTTGCAAGAAAGCCACAGATAAAGGCTATAATAGCCAATGCCACCAATTCCATATAATCACAAAATTAGACCATATAACTGTAAAGCGTCTATTAAATCATTTAACTTAGTTGAAATGGTAACGATTTCGTTTTCAAGATTAGCGATATAACCATCTACACTGGGCTCAAAACCTGGAAATGCGCTAGGGTCAGGGGTTGGACGACCAAAACTTGATGGATTAGTTACAAAAGAACCATTACCTACATTTTGACGAGAAGCAACGGCAGTCCCAAAGAAACCAATATTTGAACCGTCATGGTTTAAATTGCCATTAATTTCTATTTCACCACTTAAACGAATATCTCCAGATACATCTAATTCTTGAGAAGGATTTGTTGTTCCAATTCCGACTTTACCATCCGAAAGAATTGTTAATTTGGATGTAACTATTGTTCCGTCTGAAACAGCGTTAGTGCAAAAGTGAATGTTTTTGTTGTAGTTACCATTGGCAATTAACAAGTCATTTTGAGCCGAACCTGTGACAATTGCAGATGCTCGGTCAAGAGCAATATAAGCGGAATGATGTGTAGAGAATGTTCCTGAATTTGCTTCTACATCACGCAAATGGATTAACGGTAATTTAATATCGGTATCGGCAGAAAGAATGAATCTTGCATTATCGCCTGATGAACTCGATTTAACTTCAAGCAAATGGTCACTGGTACCAGTTGCAGTTCCATCTTCAATTAACACGTTTCCGTTTACATGAAGTAATTCCGATGGAGAACTAGTCCCAACACCTACTTTTCCTGTTTCATCAATAATCATTCTTTCAGTTCCCGCAGTATCGAAACGAATTTTATCTTCATCTGAACTTTCTTCAACTTGAATTTTAGTATCTGCATCTGCATCTTCT